CGCCCTTTTATTCCATGCCTTTTCACAATCTAAGTACATTGGCCACTCTTCAAAATGAGTGACGGCTCCACATTTATCACATGCCACCATATGATGTTTTAGCCCTACTTTTATCCCTGTCACAATCCTCATATGTTTATTCCCGCAAAACGGACAGGGCCTTAGTCGATTTTCTCTGTTCATATTTTCCCCTCCAATCAGGTAATCGAATTAGCCTGTATGTTCTAAATGGAAATCCATAATTATTTATCCCTTCATAGACACTATCTTTATCTAAGTAGTATCCATTAGGTACTTTAATATCCTTACGCCACTCTGTAGCCTTTAGTATCTTTTTCTTTACTTCTGGCTTTTTAAGATTATTACTAGATATCCATTTCTTTCTTATCTGCGCATCTTTATGATCAATGTCAGATTTTTTCTCTTTCATGAAATACTTAGCTAGCCCTATAGCATCTTCGGCTTCACCTCTGTAGTACTCAATTTTTGTATAGCCATGTGGCCATAATTTTTTTAATAATTGAGTAGTTAATTCAATACCTCTTGAAAGTAACGCATGGAAATGTATCCGCCCCTGCTTTTCCATCACATAGATGTATTTACAGATTGTCTTCTTTTTATTAAATAAGTCTCTTACCTTTCTAAAGAATTTTCGTATCATCTCTTTTGCATCTAATTCATCTTCCTCATTCTTAAATGTGAGTGTTAGATAATAATCATCTGCTTTGAAATTCATATCTATTAGCAGCCTTAGTTGTTTTTCTGCCATCCTTAAATTATTTTTCCTTATAGTCTCCGGTGTTACTTGCTTTCTTTCACTCCTTATTTTTCTTCCTGGTTTTCCATAGTATGAATTCCCTGTAATATGATCTGATACTTCAATCATATTTACAGATTTTATTGTTGTCCTTCTTCTCATTTAGTTATCACCTTATGTTGAGTTGTTAATGTATCTATCTAGTCTCACAAAATAGCTATAAAACCGCTATTTTACTAGACTTTTCCCATTATGCGTGATATACTAAACATGTAAGGTTTTAGTTATCACATAACTTTAATGGCCGTGTTTCCCGACACGGTCATTTTTCTTTGTCAAAATTACAATGCCAATCACCTTGAGACTTTGTTAGGTATTGGCAATTACTGCAGCAATCCATGCATATCAACTGTTTATGTCTATGACATACTACAGAATGCTTGATTGCTTTTTTACATTCCGGGCATGTATTATTTAGTGCTTTCTCATACCATTTAGTACTCATATCCATGCCTTTCTTTTAATATTGTTTGTAAAACTTTTCTGTATTCTTTTGGATGTGATCCAGCGTGAATTTTAATTCTATGGCAATGCCAGCATAAGCAACATAGATTTTCTATGTTATTTTTTCCTCCTGCTGACCTATATTTGATATGATGAACCTCTTCATAAGGCGCTCCACATAAAATACATTTTTTGTGGTCTCGCTCTATAACCTTAGGCCGGATTTTCTCCAATTCCATATCATGCTTTTTCTTATTTCTACTTTTCTTGCTTAATGGCTTCTTTGAAACCAGTCTTGTTTTGGCTCTTAACGGTGTCCTTTTAAGCATTTTTATCCCAGTCCCTAGCTATTTGGGCCTCAACTAATCTACAATCCAATTTATAAATATTGATTGCTTCCGTAGCACTTGCATAGAGTGTTTTAGCCACGTCTCTTTCATATCGTAATTGGCTGATGACCTCATCACCATTTACCAGTTCCATAATTAGAGATACTTTTTCTCCATTATGTTTTGCCTGCAATATAGCTTTACGTTTTTCAACTCTATATTTCCGCTCGGCTTCTGCTAGCTCTATGCCTCGCTCTTTGGCAATCGTAAGGGCCTTATTTAAATCATCCCTTCGTTTATTTAGATATGGTAGTAACTCCCAACTGTCTAATTGCTGCATGCTGCTTCCTTTTTATTTCCTTAATTTTCTTGTTATATAGCCATAATCGTTTGGCTTTTTGTAGCAAATAAATCCCAATAGAATATGCTGCTATATTAACTACATTAAAAAGAACATCGCCCCATGACTGTGCAAATTCAATGCCACCATATAATCCAAATACAATGACTCCAAATAACCACTGTATCGCTGTAATGAACTTATCCATATTTACTACTCCTATGCTTTTAACCATTTCATGTGTTGCGAACGCATCCACATCTCAAATTTATCTACATGGACCAATGTTTGTTGTGGTCCAAGTTGCATACAGATTTCATTGAACTTACCCTCCTTACGGATCATGTCAATTCTTCTGTAAATATACATTTTGCTACGGCCCCATATCTTGGCCAATGTACTGATTGGTACATATTTAGGTTTAATAGTATCCATAGTTATCCTCTTATTGTTAATATGTTATGTTCTATCAAATGTTTTTTATGATGAATTGGTTCTACTTTAATTGCCATATATCCACCATCATTATGTAAGTATCGTTTGTAATATATTGGTTGTTGTTTAATCTTTTTCTTTCGACCCATTTTCTTTTGATATTCTCCTTTAACATTCTTTTCATATTTGTTTCATCTTTATTAATAAGTTGTTGTTATAATTCAAGCAGTGATAGGATAATGAGATATGCTGAACTACTTGGTAACAAGTAGATGTAAAGGATAAAAAACCTTTACGATAACATTCTGGTGATTACACCTAAATTAAAAGATTTCAATAGAAGTACTGAATTTATGAAAACTGCCGCAACAAGAATTATGGAGGATATGGATTCTCCAGTAAGAAAATCTATGGTTGCACAAGCAGAAGCTTGGGGCTCCCATGCACTTGGACTATCTAAAGGTACAAATCTTATTCAACAGGTTCTTGATGATTTTAAAGCAAAGGATGTGTACACGTCCCATTAGTAAGTAATTACTAATTGCAAATTGGGGTAATTCATGGAATCTCCTGCTCCAACAGGACAACCATGAGCCAAGACAAAGGAAATGCTCTGTGTACTTTGTAAGGTGCAACGCATAGATGGTGAGGAGCATTACCAATAACCCATCCACGAAATCCCAATATCCTATCACTTTTATCCTTTAATGAAAGGAGGTGAAAATATGATTACAAAAACTATTAAAGAATTGCAGCTGCTTGAAACTGCTCTTATTACAGCTTTAAGTTATGATGAAAACTATGAAATACAATTCTTATGTAAGCTTGATGGTGATCTAATAACTTGTAATACATTAAGCTTTTTAGATAATCACCCATGTATTCCAGCATTATCCAAATCTTTACGTTCATCAAAACGTTTAGACGTCTTTACTCTTGAATATTTACTTCAAGCAGTAGCTCCTGATTTATCTGGATCATCTTTAACTGCTTATTTTGCTGATATAACACAGAATCAAGAAAATCTTTTTATTGATTTTATAGATGTTGATTTCTCAACCATTGAGTTATCTAACACAAGTCTTATTAATCAATTACCCCCAGTGTTAAGAAATGTTACATTTTTAACGCCTAATAAATTTTTCCCATATGTAGCGGTTGATGCTGATACGCAAATTACTTTGCTATCTATAACCGCAACTTTAAGAAATATGAACTCTTAAAATAGAGGTAAAACTTATGACAAAAGATATTGGACTTAATATTGATGAAATCAATGCTATTACCAAAGAAATATTAGATAGATTAGACACATCTGATGAAATCTCAAAAGCAATTTATAATTTAACTGTTGACTATCCAGATTTAGCTACTACTCTATCTGATAATGAAAAACTGCTTATTAAAACTTTTGCTGCCGTATCTAATAGAATAATTTTTTCTATTACCCCAGCCATAATCTCTTCAATCATTTTGGAAAATAACAAAGCTATTTTAAAAGCGTTTGAAGAATTTCAGCGGCAGTAGGTCTTGTTGGTTTACCTATCTCATTAGTAATAATTTCTATAATTTGAGCCTTGGCATTACAAGGCTCTTCTTTTATTTGTGCCTCTTGGCAATTCTGATTTACATTAATTTTTTTGCCTTGAATTTTTACACCAGCTTTATCTACTTCAATTTTTGACTTTACTTCCGGTCTATTAGCCATACTTTGTTGTGCATGTTCTAATTCAATGTATGCATAAATTAATTCTGGAATATCTTTACTAGATCTAATCCCAGTCTTTGTATCTAAACGCTTTAAAATATAATCCTTTAGTGTTCTTTGAATTTCTTTCATTTTCTGTTACCTCTACTAAATAAATTTTTCTCATGTTATACTCATCTCAAAAGGAGGAGATGATTATTATGGATGGTTATCAAACATGGTTAAACTATATTATTCCTTTAGTTTCAATTTATATTTCTCATTACTTAGGCATAAAATTGGCTTCTAATAGATCACAAGATGCATATAAAAAACTTAGATATGAAAAGGCATATGTTCCATTTATTCAGTCTTTGTATCGTGGTTATATGTTTGACCCCCAATATATCCCCATAGGCCGAGAACAAAGAGATTACTTCCTTGATTTGCTAAGTAATAACATGCAATACTACGGGCCTCTTGTTTTGAAAAATTACCCTGCTTTTTATCGTGCATATCTTGATATGCTAGAATATGAAGATAATAATTTCGGTTTTGATTCTGCTCCACAAAATTACATTCGAGAATTTAAAACTATTTCTAATGAACTAT